GGCGCTGATAGGCCGCCGCACCCGCCGCCCAGTAGCGCCGCCAGTTGTGCAACTGACCGGCAACGACATAGGTCGCACCCAGAGGATGGTCTTCAAACGTGGCAGAAATACTGATGGGATTGGTGACATCAATAATGGACGGGTCATCCAGACGCTTAACCTTCGTCGTGTCCGTTGCCAGCATCAGATTGCTCATAGCCCCGACGTCCGGCGCCGCCAGAGTAATATCGGCGCTCAGCGCCTTATTATTGACCTTGCGGGTGGAAGGGACGCGGGTGTTGGCATTGTCATTGGCGGTCTTCACCGCCTTTGGCGTCGCCGCCAGCGTTTCGCTGGTACTGCTGACCGAGTTGCTGAGCTGGACAAAACCCTTTGCCGCAGTGGTGCCGTCGGGATGGTTACGGGATTTTTCATGCGCCGCCAGCAGGTCATTCACATACTGCTCAGTCGCCATAATCACCGAGTCGTCGATCAGCAGGCTGATAGCTTCGGTGTTGCTGACGGCAATCACCATCCGCAACGTCTGCGTGCGGCCTGAACCTTCCGCCAAAGTCGGCTTGTACGTGTCCGCCATATTACAGACGGCAATCAGCGCGCCGTCGTCAGCAAACAGCCCCATTTCACGCATCCAGAAACCGCCGACGCTGGCAGAAATCACCGCCTCAGCAATCACCCAGTTACCATGGGTCGGATCCAGCTTTAAGGAATTGAGCGGCGTGCGGTACACCTCTTTAACCAGTTTGGTCTGCGTGGCGACGGGTGTGGTCGCCTTGCCGTTGCCGTCACCGACGGCAAGCTGCGTAATGTTGATGTCAGTTCCCGCCGCAATGGCTGCCGCAATGCGCGACTGCCCGAGCGTGGTGACAACGGATTTAAATGTGCTCATATCGTCCTCTTATGCGGGGTAAACGGTCAGCAGTTCGCCAAGGTATTGCGCCGCGCCGATGTAAACATCGCCTTTAATGTCCTGGGTGATGGTCAGCCCGATCAGATGGCGGCTGGCAGGCTTGGCATCAGCAATCAGCCTTTCCATTTCTAAATACATTTCTTCGGTGATGCCGGTTTCCAGCACGCCGATATCCAGGCGGAACGTGCCTGGCTCGTCATTCGTTTCCCACCACTCGGTCACGTTAATCAGGTAGCCGAGCGGCTCCACCACGCGCCGGATGGCTCCGATGGTTCCTTTGTGGCAGTGAATGAACCAGGCCGACTGAATGACGCGGCGCTTGGTGGCGACAGGCCAGTTTTCATCCCAGCGGTCAACCGACAGCGCCCACGCCAGATAGGGCAAAAACTTCGCCGGACAGGTCAGCGGATCCCAAAGCTGCCGCAGCGGCACAGGCACGTTTTCAAGCTCCGCGCAGGCATCGGCGGCGGCGACTTCCAGCGCGGAGGAACCGGCGGGCAGCAGGCGATCACTCATCGTAACCGCCCACTTTCAGGGTGTACGCGGTGCAGAATGACGCCTGCGTTTTATCCAGCTCGATGTCAGCAGCGGGGCTTTTCAGCTCCACCCGCTGCACGCCTTCAACGTGCAGCGCGGCGTAAATGGCGGACAGCCGAATGTCGCGGCCTAAACGGTGCTGCGCGGTGGTGTAGGCGATAAGCCTGGCTTCGGCGGCTTCGCGGATGGGTTCGGCTTCCGGACCAGGGAACAAATACAGCACGGCATCAATGGTGTAACTGACCACGGTGGCAGACTGGACGGTCACGCGGTCAGCCACGGGGCGCACGTTTTCATCATTGAGCGCGGCCTGTACTTTCGCCAGCAGGTCGGCGGGGGCGGTACCGTTGCCGGTCTGTGCCAGCACGGAAATCGTCACGCAGGCAGGCGACGGACTGATCACTGAAATATCCGCCACCCGCCCGTCAGCCGAGCGCCCGTGATATTCATAGGAGCCGACCGGACCCGCCACGCTCAGCCCTTCAAACGCCTGCTGCGCACGGATACGTAAATCGGCGTCGCTTTCCATCACCGCCGCCACGGCGGGCACGCTGACGGTATCCGCAGGCATGATCGTCAGGCGCTCCACGCTGAACGTGGCGGCGATATTGTCCAGGTCTGTGCCGGTGGCATAAGCCAGCATCACCGCCTGCGCAGCTTCATTAACCCGCTGACGCAGGATCACTTCGCGGTAAGCGTTCTCCTCCAGCAGCTTCACAATCGGTTCAGACTCCAGGGTCAATGTGCGGGCGATGGCGGCTTGCTGGTCTTCGGGATAAAGCGACACCAGCGTGGCTTTGCGTTCCGCTAGGAGGATTTCGTAATCCAGCACCTCCACCACGTCGGGGGCGGGTAACTGGCTCAGGTCGATAGTTGCCATAATTCAGCTCACGGGTAGGGTTAAGGAAATGGCGGCGGAGGTGTCTTTACGGGTGCCGGTGATATCCACCACCATTTTCCCGTCAAACGTCGTTTCAAAGGTGATGCCGGTCAGACTGACGCGTGGCTCCCACTTGAGGATCGCGCTGTAGCACGCCGCCATAATTTGCAGGCGCAGCGCCGCATTCTGCGGGCGGTCAGTCAGCTCAGACAGCAATGAACCATAGTCACGGCGCATGACGCGGGAACCGACGGGCGTGCGCAAAATGTCGCTGACCGACTGCTGAATGTGTGCCAGGTCTTCGACGCTGCGCCCCGTATCGCGAGCCAGCCCGATGTATTTGGCGTTAGTCATAAAGGCACCTGCGTCTGACCGCCGCCCGTCTGGACGCCGCCATGTTTATGGGTATGAACAACGATGCCGTTTGACGTGATGCTGCCGCCGCTGTGTGTGAGGTTGCCGGTCATGGTGCCGCCCTGCTTAATCTCGATAGTGCCGGTAGTGAGTTTGTTGGTGCAGACCACTTCCGGCGTGTCGAGCGTGATGCGCGTTTTCGCCGTGCAGGTAATCAGCGGAGCAGTCACCGCCACCTTATCGGCAGCGTTTACCGTGGCAGACTTGATACCGGTTGCAAGCAGCGCGCCGGTTTTGGGTTCGTACTCGATGACCGCGCCGTCAGGGAACGTGACGTGTATGGCATCAGCTGACGCCGACGGCGCAGGGAATTCATCAGAGAAAACGCCGGGCATCACAAAGGCGGTATCCAGTTCGCCGCCCAGGCAGAACAGCAGAACCTGTTCACCGGCAGAGGGTGCCCACCAGGAACGGGAACGCCCTGCGCGGGACGTCAGCCAGTGCAGCCAGTCGGTGACGTTGCCTCCGGTATTTACGCGACAGGTGCCCGCAACTAAATCCACCTCGGCAACGGTGCCAATGCGGATCAGATTGCGCAGCAGGCGCGGAAAGTCGTTGTTTGGGATGGATGTTTTCATGGATAAAAGAATGCCGCCCTGTCAGGCGGCATACAATTTGAGGCAGGTTGATGGCTGGTGGCACAACGTGGGGATCACAGACTGAGGAATATTAGCTCAAACTTGAGTTAACACATTTTGTTTAGGTAGAACATCAACAAATCTCACAGTCTGGTTTGAGCGAGGAGCGGAAATCAGTCGTGTCATCATCACCTACGCACAACCTGCTTACATTGGCCAGTTATTCAGAAATTAATAAAGATACATTTAATGGATACAACCTAAATAAACTTCCCCAAAGGTTTTCAATGCCAATTGACTAAATTCATTTGATAGATTTTCCGACAAAACCAATCCTTTGTTAACAGTTTTAAATGTAGCAAATTCAGGCATTTCATCTCCAATAGGTTCATTTTCCCTAAGCATAGATTGTCGTAACGTTGCAAAAAGCTCAAATCCAAGAGGGGCTTCTATTGGGGGCTCATAACCACAATCGTAACCGTAAGTTAAGATTTTCGCTTTTCCAGTTAATGCTTCTCTGAACCTAACACCACTAAAAGATGCCACTAGATCAGCAAGTTGTATCCCACAAACTTCATGAGATGAGCATGTTATGACTTTTATTTCATTAGAACAAAGGCTGAGAGCTTCAGTAGCATTTATGATACCTTCATCAAGAAATACATTCCCTTTTTCCTCTTGAAGGTTCTTAATCAATGAGCTTAATAAAAATGACACTTCTTTATAGGAACGGTGACGATACTCATTTGACATAATAAATGCTCCCCATCGACAATTTGAGTTCAAATAGGAAATAAGATCTCCCCTCAACTCTCTTGAAGATGTAGAGTTATCCATTCTTGCGCATGAATGGTGTTCAATCATTGAATGTTCTGAAAGAATGTTGGTTATATCAAACTGAGGATCATGATTACAAATCACATATGCCAAGATCATAAACCCAAATTTTTCGTGCACCGACTCATCAATGTAAATATTCAAAACCTATCCTCTCAATAAGATATAATTTTTATGCGTGCTAGATTATAAGCATAATTCATTGAATTACACATTCCATTTTCAGTTAAAAAAATTCAAATCCATTAATTTATCATTCTTGTCTGAGTCATGATTCTAAATATGCTGAATCTCAATTCATCGATATGTCCGCATCTGGCACAAATCTACCCGTAAGATTAGGTTGGCTCTGTGCCGCAGTGGTGTCAGGTCGAGCCTGAGCTAATACATTTTAGCAATTCATCCTCCACAATTTTCATATCCTCCCCGTCCAGCCCTAAAAGCGGGCGCGCCTGGTACTGCACTTCTTTTGCCCTCACCGATGGACGATCCCGCAGGCCGTATTGATGCACCTTTACCATGCGCTGAACCTGGCCGGTAAATTCCACTACTGCGTCTTTGTCCGTGCCTTTGGCCTTCATGTATTTAGCCGTGCGCAGTTTGGCGAACATCTCCCGCCTGATGCAGCCTTTCTTCGCCCGCAACGGCTGCGCCCGACGCGGGGCGAATGGCTGCCCCTCCGGCGTGACCTGCCGCTTAATACGCTGTTGCTGATGTTTGCGCAGACGCTTTGCTATGGTGGCGGCCATCGCCTTACGGCTCTGCGGAGACAGCGCCTCAATCAGCCCCGCCAGGCGGGTATCAAACGCGGTCAGCTCACTCATGCCACTGACTCACTAACTCGCCGTGCAGGTACAGTTCACGCGGCCTTTCCACCGGCTCCGGCAGCGGCGGTTCCGGATAGTGTTCAACGTGCAGACCGGCACCAATCTGTTTCACGATCACGCGCTCGGTGAGCTGCACATCAATCGCGATATCGTAGGAACCATCATCCAGCATATCGGCCTTAAATTTAAAACCGGTCTGCTGCTTTTCCGGTGTCGCCATTATGTCCGGCTGATTCTCACGCAACCACGCCAAGATCGGCACAATAATCAGATCGCAGTCCTGGGCAAAGTTGGTGATCAGCAGCTCGGTCTGATACTGGTATTCAAACGACAGCGAACTGGCTAACGTGGAAACGATACGCCCGTTATCCACAAACATCCGCAGGGTGTCGGGGCTGGTTTGCAGCGCCGGCACGGCGTCAGTCAGGGCTTTTCGCAGCTGTGCGGGTTTTAACACGGTGTTCCTCCTGACATTGTTTGACCGCTTCCACCTGGAGGCCGCAGGCCGTCAGCGCGGCCTCCAGGTTTCTGACATCGGCGCTTAAGTCGCCGTTAGTGACCGGTGAGCTTGCCGGTATCGGGCAACTGGTTACCGCCGGACAGCCAATGTAAATAATCTGCGGCGCTGGCAAAGGCGGGACGTGCGTGCATCCGGCTAATACCATCAGGCAGACGAGCGCCATACCAGTCGCGCATTTCCTGATTTTCATTAAGTAACCTTTGAATGTGAACTTCACGATCCCGCGCCTCCTGACTTGCCCGTGCGAGCTGGGTGCGCAGGCTTTGTACCTGACGTTCCCGCGTCACAGCATCATCGTTAAGGCGGTTAATGGCGTTGTCTCGGCTTTCGATACCAGCGGAAAGCGTGCCGACGATGCGCTTTGCCTGGTCGGCTTCATCATGCAGGCCACCAATACGCCAGGTTTGCAGCGCCGCCAGGGCAAGCGCCGCCAGCAGTAATAAAATTAAAATGCGCATCAGACACCCCGCAGGCAGTAGGCCAGCTCATTCGCGCGGCGGCGCTCCAGACCGGTGACGCGTTCGCCGTTCACAAACACCCAGCGCGGCAACTGCTCGCAGGCGTCCCGCCATTGCCCTTTGTTGATGAAAAACGCCAGCGTGGACTTACACGCCGCCGTCACGCCGACGTTAAAGGCAAAGGACACCACGGCGTCATACACCGGCTGCGGCATGGCAACCGGCATACATCGCGCAATGCCTTTCTCCACCCGCATCACGTCTTCCACCAGATTCACGGCGGCCTGACGTTCGCTGATTTGAGTTTGCGGCTTCACGCCTGCGGTGTGCCCGATGCCGTTCGTCCAGACGCCCGCGCTGCACTGATAGGCTGACAGGCGGCAGCCTTCAAAATCGGCAATCAGTGCCAGACCGGCGGCGGAGGTTTTCAACGTCGGCGTTTGCGGCAACAGCGCGGCAATCGCCAGGACGGCGGCGACGGCGCAGCGTCTAACGATTGATGGCTGCATTAATATCTCCTCTGACGCCCATAGCTTTCAGCAGTCGGTAAGTTTTGCGCCGGTAGTACCAGTTCACCAGGAAGGTCGCGACGCCGACGGCGGCACCGACTAAAAAGGCAATATCCTGCGGCGACATTGCGCCGAGCCACGCAAGAAAGGCCGCGACGCAAT